GACGCGGCGCCCAGATCGACTCGCCGAAGACGTGGCGGGCCGCCAGCGCGCACTGGTCGGAGCGGCGCGAGCGGATCATCGGGCGCCAGCTGGCGTCGGCGTTCGAGAACACCCTGGAGGATCCGACGGAGCCCGACCCGATCTCGTCGTTCCGGTCGCAGTGGCTGAACGAGTGGCCGCAGACGCTGGCGGAGCCGCTCGGCGGCACCGAGGAGCTGCTGCCGCCGGGGCTGTGGGCGGACCGCACCGCGCGGGTGGTATCGCACGGCCCGATCTGGGCTGCCATCGAGGACGACTACGGGTTCGGTGCCGCCGTTGCGACCGTGGCTCGGTTGGACGACGGGCGCTGGGAGGTGGACGGCTGGCTCTGCTACGACTGGGACACCGCCGTGGCGGACGTGCTCCGGCTCGAGCGCCCCGTGCGGGAGCTCCTCGTGGGCGGCTCGCTGATGGACAGGGTGCCGCAGGAGATGACGCCCCGCCCGCGGCCGGCGGGCAGCACGAACACCCGCATCGGGCTGGCTCTGCTGCGCGACCTCGCAGCCGGCGCCCAGGTCGTCCACGACGATTGCACCGCCGACATCGACGCGGCCCTGACCGCGTGCCGGGTGCGTACCACGACCGCCGGCCTGGTGATCGCGGCGTCGCCGCACAGCCACCTCGTACGCGCACTGGTGTGGGCGCTCGGCTCGGCGCACCGCTCGGCGCCCGAGCCGGCGATCTACTGACCCGGTAGTAGACTTCTCGCTAGCGGGCGTGTCATATGGGCCGCGTCCGCTGCTTGCCAAGGTCACCGGACCGGCCGGCGCTCCCCTTCGAGCTGGCCGGTCCCGTAGCCGGCGGTTAGTCTCGGCCCCCGTAAAGGTTTACTATGGGTACCCGTGGGTGCGTTCTCAGAGTGGTTTACACGGTCGATCCGGCCGCCCGAGGAGCCGAATAGCAACGACCCGGCCAGCGTGCCGCCGGCGACCGTCGGCGCCAACGTCTACACGCCTGGCGACCCCCACGGCGTCGAAGTCGGCGGCACGTCCGGGTTCACCGCGCCGCCCACGATCGTCCCGAGCGCGTGGTCGGGCTACCCGGCGGAGTGGAACACGCCGTCCTGGTCGGCTCCGGCCTCGACCCGCCTCGGCGATACGGCATGGATGTGTTTGGACCTGAATACGTCGGCGCTGTCCACGATGCCGCCGTACCTCGTCAACGCTGCCAAGGGGATCGACGCGCGCTGGCTTACGAACCCCGACCCCGACGTCACGGGCTGCTGGGAGGAGTTCGCGCGCCAGCTCTACTGGGATTACCTGCTGGGCGAGGCGTTCGTGCTCGCCACCGCCCGCTACGCCGACGGGCGCCCCGCACGCTTCCACGTGGTGCCGCCCTACGCCGTCAACGTCGAGATGCGCGGCGGCTTCCGGGTGTACACGATGGGCGGCGCGGACGTGACCGCCGATATGCGCCACGTCCGCTACCAGAGCAGCGTCGGCGACGCGCACGGGCACGGCCCGCTCGAGGTCGGCGGCTACCGCTCGGTCGCCGCCGAGCTGCTAGGCAGGTATGCGACCCAGCTGATCTCGAACGGCGGCATCCCCACGTCGGTGCTCACCCACCCGGAGAAGCAGTCGCCGGAGCAGGCAGCACAGCTCAAGGCGGACTGGGTCGCGGCGCGGCTGTCGTCGATCGGCGAGCCGGCGGTGCTCTCCGGCGGGATCACCTGGGAGGCCGTCCAGATGGACCCCGAGAAGATGTCGCTGCGGGAGGAGCGCAAAGACCACGAGGCGCGGATCGCGCAGCTGCTCCACGTGCCGCCGAACATGGTGGGGCTGCCGGCGTCGGGCGAATCGATGACGTACTCCAACGTCGAGTCGATCTACGACTACCACTGGCGCGGCCACCTGCGCCCGATGGCCCAGACCGTGATGTCGTACCTGTCGGAGTGGCTGCTCCCGCGCGGCACCCGGGTCGAGCTGAACAGCGACAACTACACCCGCCAGCCGCCGTACGAGCGCGCGCAGACCTACGCGATCCTGAACGCGCTCGTCGACGCCGACGGGAACCCCGCCATGACCGTCGGCGAGATCCGCGCGGCCGAGCGGTTCGACGAGGTCGCCGCAGACCTCACGTCAGGAGTGTTGAGATGAACGAGCAGCTCGAGATCCGCAGCAAGGAGCACGGCGTCGAGGTCGTCGGGGTGAGTTTCCCGCAGCGGACGATCGAGCTGGTGGTGATGCCGTACGAGCACCCCACGCAGATCCACGAGCCGGGTCGGTCGTATGAGGAGGTCGTCAGTCGTGGGGCGTTCGTCGGCATCGAGGCGCGCAACGGGCGTATACGGGTGAACCGCGACCACGACGTGGCGCGCACCGTAGGTCGCGTGATCGCATTCGACTCGGCCCGCTCCGTCGGGCTAGTCGCCGAGCTGCGCGTCGCTAATACCGAGCTGGGCACCGAGACGCTGACGCTCGCCGACGAAGGCTGCCTCGACGCCTCGGCGGGGTTCGCGCTCATGCGCGACGACCAGGGCAAGGTCGTCGCCGGCGCGGAGACGTGGGAGTCCCGCTCGCGGCGGCGCCTGAACAAGCTCTGGCTGGGCCATGTGGCGCTGACGCCCGAACCCGCGTATGAGACCGCGAAGGTGCTGTCCGTGCGCACAGACGCCGTCTCAGGGGCGTCTAGGGCTATGCCTGCGCCGATGCCGAACCGGGACAGGCTAAAGCTCGACGAGCTGCGGCGGCTTTACGCCGAGATGAACCTGCGCTACTCTGCCCGATAGCACCGATCTCACGGTTTGGTAGTCAGGGCAGAGCCCGTCCGGCCGTCAGCGGGGGAAGTGCCAATCGCATGCGAGTCCCGTAAATCGCGTCAGCGTTTGGAAGGAGCACCCCCGTAATGAACGACACCGACCAGATGATCGCCAGGTACATGGCGGAGATCGAGGAGCGGAGCTCGTTCGTCGCCGGCATCATCGAGGCCGCCGGCGGCCAGGACCTCAGCGACGAGCACCTCCAGCTCGTGAACGACACCAACAAGCGGATGGCCGAGTGCAACGCCAAGCTCGAGCCCCTCCTGGAGAACCGCCGCATCGCCGGCGACAGCACAGAGCGGGTCCAGCAGCTGGCCAAGTACATGCAGAACCAGCCGCGTCCGCATGCTCCAGTCGAGTACCGCTCGGCGGGCGCGTACGTGCTCGACTACTGGCGCGCAGGGCTCGGGGTCGAAGAGGCGTCCGAGCGTATGCAGCTGTTCAACAGGGCCGCCGCCCACCAGACCACGAGCGACAACCCCGGCCTGCTTCCCGAGAGCATCCTGGGACCGGTCATCAACTTCGTCGACGACGCCCGCCCGCTCGTCAGCGTGTTCGGGCCTAGACAGCTCCCGTCGGGTAGCTGGAGTAGGCCGCGGATCACCCAGCACACCGCCATCGATGCGCAGTCCGCAGAGAAGGCCGAGCTGACGTCGCAGAAGATGACGATCACGAAGGTGCCGGTCACCGCCACCACCTACGGCGGCTATGTCAACGTCTCCCGCCAGGACATCGACTGGACGCAGCCGGGCGTCATGGATATCGTGATCGGCGATCTGGCGTCGGTGTACGCCCAGAAGACCGAGGACGTGTTCGGTGACGCGCTCGTAGCGGGGGGAACCGCGGCGACGGCTGCGACAACGATCCCCACCGGGTCGGCTACCGCGGCTGCCATCGCCGGAGCCGTCTGGTCGGCGGCCGGCTCGGTATACGCGGCCACGAAGGGCGCGGGCAGGCTAGTGCTCGCCGTAGCCCCGGATATGCTGGGCGTGTTCGGCCCCGTGTTCGCCCCTGTCAACCCGACGAACGCCCAGTCGACCGGGTTCAGCGCGGGGAACTTCGGCCAGGGCGCGATGGGAGCTATTAGCGGGATCACCGTGGTCATGTCGGCCCAGCTCGCGGCCGGGACGGCGTTCGTCGCATCGACCGCGGCGGCCGAGGTGTACGAAGACCGGATCGGCGCGTTGCAGGTCGTGGAACCGTCCGTGCTCGGCGTCCAGGTCGCCTACGCCGGGTATTTCGCGCCGCTGATCATCTCGGCGACCGGGATCCAGAAGATCGTGAAGACACCCTGATGGCCGGCGAGATCTTCGACGCTCCCAATAAACAGGCCGTCGGCCTCGACCCGCCCTGGGTCGAAGGCACAGGCG